ATAAGTATCAATCAAAACCAAAGAAAACACTTAAATTACCCAAGAAGGGCGGCAGTGGTGTTGGAGGCGGTAGCATTAAGTCCCCTGACGAAACAGCGCGTAGTCGTATGTCACTCCTAAAGAAAAAACAGATGTAAGGTGGAGGATACCGATAATGGCTGAACCAAAAGGATTAAAGAGCTTGCTTAGTTCTGTAAATAAGCGTGATGATAAAGCAAGTGGGCTTGCTGTTGAAGGCGAGAACTACATAAAGAAACGCAAAAACGAAACTCAAGAAGAATACGAAAAGCGAAAAAAAGCACTTGCTCGTAAAATGGCAAAGTTAAAAAAAGAAGCTCAAGAAGCAATGAAGGACATGCGTTGACCTACGAAGATCGCGGCACATTGAACGCCATACTAAAGAAGCAGAGGGAAGCAGATGAAAGCTCCGCAAAAGTCTCTACTTAACTGGGGCAAACAAAAGTGGCGCACCAAGAGTGGCAAGAAATCTAGCGAAACTGGTGAGCGTTACCTTCCTTCTAAGGCTATCTCTGCTCTTAGTGATGCTGAATATGCAGCTACAACCCGAGCTAAACGAGCGGGTAAGGCAAAGGGTAAGCAGTTTGTGGCTCAACCGAAGAAGATTGCTGAAAAAGTAAAGAGGTACAGAACGTAATGGCTTGGTATATAAAAAGTACGAATGAATTGTGGACTGGCGAAACCCATGAGTTTCAAGGTTGGACATGGAGCGGCGCAACAAAGACCGCTGATTCTATGAAACTTGTTGAAGGGCCAGAGCCTAAAGTAGAAAAACCTAAGAAAAAACCTGCGGCTAAGAAAAAATGAGCTTTGTAAATACACTAAAACAAGAAGACCTAAATGCGCTGCGGGAAGCCGTTAAGCGCATTCACTTTAAGTATTTTGATAAAAAACATGGCGCTTCCTTTGTTACGAATGCAATGGTTGACCAGATCATTGATTGGTATGGCCCAGAGGTTGTAGAAAAATCTATGAAAGTATTGGTAGATAAAGGACTGCGATAGTGGTTGATTTCAAGTACAAACCTGATGGTGAAGTGCTAAAGTCCTTTATGAAGGACAATACATTCTTTCGTGGTATTCGTGGGCCAGTAGGGAGTGGTAAAAGTGTTGGATGTTGTGTTGAAGTTTTTCGCAGAGCGCTGGAGCAAAAGAAAGGTCCAGACGGAATCCGAAAGTCTCGATGGGCTATTATACGGAACACAAACCCACAGCTACGAACTACAACTATTAAAACATGGCTTGACTGGTTCCCAGAAGAAGACTGGGGAAAGTTTACATGGTCAGTCCCTTACACACACCGAGTAAAAAAGGGTGATATTGACCTCGAAGTTATCTTCCTAGCTCTTGATCGCCCAGAAGATGTCAAAAAACTCCTCTCTCTCGAACTGACTGGCATCTGGATCAATGAGGCTAGGGAGATACCCAAGTCTATCATCGATGCGTGTACTATGCGTGTTGGTCGTTTCCCTAGCATGAAGGACGGTGGGCCTAGCTGGACTGGCGTTATTGCGGATACAAACGCACCCGAAGAAGATCACTGGTGGCCTATTATGTCTGGTGAGGTTCCAATTCCTGATCACATTCCTCGTGAGCAAGCCAAAATGCTGGTAAAGCCTGACAATTGGGAGTTCTTTACGCAACCTGCGGGAATGGTTGAGATTAAAAACCAAGATGGTGAGCTTGAGGATTACCAGCCGAACGATAAAGCAGAAAATCGCCAACACATGATGAAGTCGTATTACCCGAATCTTATTCGCGGTAAAACAAAAAGCTGGATTGATGTCTATGTTATGAATAGGTTGGGATCAATCCAAGACGGAAAACCTATATATCCCATGTTTGCGCCCGAAGCCCATGTCTCTAACGAAGAAATTGCCATTGCGGCAAACCTCCCAGTCTACGTTGGCTTGGACTTTGGACTGACCCCTGCCGCCACTATCGGGCAGAAAGTGCGCGGCAGGTGGTTAATTCAACAGGAGATTGTCGCTATTGATATGGGGATTGTGAGATTTGCTGAAGTTTTACGGCAAGAGCTTGCAACACGATTTAGCGCTGCCTCTGAAGTTATTATTTATGGTGATCCCGCTGGTGACTTTAGAGCGCAGACTGATGAATCCACTCCCTTTCACATTCTGCGCGGGGCTGGCTTGAGGGCTTTCCCTGCGCCCTCCAACTCTGTTGACCTACGTCTTGAAGCAGTTTCCTCACAACTGACCAAGATGGTTGAGGGTAAGCCAGCCTTTTTAATTGATCGACGCTGCCAACAGCTTATCAAAGGATTTGAAGGTGGGTATCAATATCGTCGCATGGAAGTAAGTGGTGAAAGATACAGCGATAAGCCTGATAAGAATATGTTTTCGCACATTCACGATGCGCTTCAATACATGATGCTAGGTGCTGGTGAAGGACGAGCGTTGATGAATACGCAAAAACCTGCTAAGGCAGTAGTAGCTAACCGCTCTTTTGATGTCTTTAGACGAGGGCCGAAAGCTAAACGTAGTAGTAATGTTTGGTCAAGGATGTAGCAAATGTGTTTTGGTGGTGGAGGCGGTGGGCCTTCTGAAAGTGAAAATAAAGCGGCAGCAGAACAGCGAATAGCGGCTGACGCAGAGCGAGAACGAGCGGCAACAGAAAAAGCAAAAGCAAAACGCGAAGATGTTTCTGATGCTATTAAACGCAAATCCGAATCTAGATATGGTCGTCGCGGTAGAGGTCGTCGCTCTCTTATGCAGACATCATCTGGTGGTGGTTTCTTAGGACGTTTTGAGTAATGCATGAACTAGCCAAAGCAAAACTGCAACGCTACAAAAAGGCAAAAGCATACCGTGAAAACTGGGTGCCTCTTTTTGAAGAGTGTTATGAATACACGCTGCCAATGCGTGAATCTTTTTATTACGAAGAAGCGGGACAGCGCCGTGATGAAAAGATATTTGACGCAACAGCCGTTTCAGGCATTCAAGAATTTGCCTCTCGCTTGCAGTCTGCTATGGTTCCTAACTTTACGCGCTGGGCTGACTTCATTGCTGGCAGTGAGGTACCCCCAGCAGAGCGTGATGCAATAAACAATCAGTTAGATGAAGTAACAGACTATGTGTTTGAGGTACTTCAAAACTCTAACTTTGCTCAAGAAGTACATGAGTCCTTTATGGACTTAGCTGTTGGGACTGGTGTCTTGTGTGTTGAGGAGGGGGATTCAGTCAACCCAGTCATTTTTACCTCGGTTCCTTTGCCTCGAGTTATCTTAGACGCTGGCCCCAACAACAACATCGATCATGTTTTCCGCGAGAGAAAAAAGATTCGCTTTGATGATCTGAGTATTCTTTACCCTGATTCTACATTTGACCCTAAAGTTATGGATCAAATGGGTAAAGATCGTGAGACAACAGTTCTCGAGATTGTTTGTCGTGATTATTCTAAGCGCAATGAAGAAGCGTTTTATCATTATGCAGTCTGCATGACCACCGAAACATTGCTTTATGAAAAGCAGCTTAAAGGTTTGGGTTCTAATCCGTTTATTTGTTTCCGTTGGTCTCCAGCGCCAAGCGAAGTTTATGGTCGTGGCCCAATTGTTACTGCGCTTTCTGCAATTAAGACTACCAATCTTACAACTGAATTAATTTTAGAGAATGCTCAAATGGCTATCTCTGGCATTTATCAGGCTGAAGATGATGGTGTTATGAACCTAGACACAATTAATCTTGTGCCAGGGACTGTTATTCCAAAGGCTATGGGCAGCGCAGGTCTTCAACCCATTCAGTCTGCGGGTCGTTTTGACGTAGGCCAACTACAGCTAAATGAAATGCGCATGGAAATACGCAAGCATCTATACATGGATATGTTAGGTGATCCCGATAAAACTCCTGCATCAGCGACAGAAATTGCGGAAAGAATGGCTGACTTAAATCGGCGCATGTCTGCGACTTTCGGACGGTTGCAAACAGAATTGGTTCAGCCAGTTCTACAGCGAGTCATTTATATTCTTAAAAAGCAAGGCCGCATTGAAATCCCTACAGTTAATGGTCGTGAGATCAAAATTCGTTCGGTTTCACCGCTAGCGCAAGGCCAAGCAAACGAGGATATTGCGCGTATTGCACGGTTCTTAGAATTGGTTGGTGGGACATTTGGCCCACAAATGTTGCCCATTCTAATTAACCCAGAACAGACTTCTGTAGAACTGGCTAAAAAGTTTGGTGTACCAGATAGCTTGATTCGTGATGAAGAAGAGCGTAAACAAATAACTGCAATGATGCAGCAAATGGCGCAACAGCAGGGAGCAGACGTTGGTAGCCAAGGTTAATATTGGTATTGATGGGATTAAAAGGTCTTCAGCAGAAGACGTTAAGATCAGTAAGAATGTAGCTCAAATCTTTGAA